CTACGGTATTAGTTTGGTCTATGTTAGATGATTCTCAGTCATCAAGCTTTAGTGAAATAACAGAATCACAAACATCAAGTTTTAGTGAAATAACAGATACTCAAGATCCTAATTGGGAAGATGTGGCTTAATGTTAATAATTTAATTATAATTTAACGAGGTAAAAACATGGCAAGTACGTTTGATAATAATCTCAGACTTAGAGAAATGGGAACTGGTGATGAATCAGGTACTTGGGGTACTCGTACTAATGAAAATCTTGAACTGATTGGAGAGGCTTTCGGTTATGGCACTGAAGCAGTTAGTGGTACAACGCACACAACAACAATAGCTAATGGATCTACTGACCCTGGTAGAGCAATGTATCTTAAATACACTGGCGCTTTAGGCGCAAATTGCACGATAACTTTAGCGCCTAACACGATTTCAAAATTATGGTTTATTGAAAATGCAACTACTGATTCAGGTAGTTCAGGACCATACAGCATTATTATATCTCAAGGATCTGGTGCAAATATCACTATACCAAATGGTAAAACTAAATTAGTTTATACAGATGGAGTTGGGTCTGGAGCTGCTGTAGTTGACGGTTTTGATAAAATAGATATAGGTGCTAATGCAACAAGAAACGGTGGCAGTTTTAGTGATGTTACTGCAACTTCAACAACAACTTTTACCAATAAAACTTTTGATGCAGACGCAACAGGTAATAGTTTAACTAATGTAGAAGATGCCAATATTAAATCAGGTGCTGCAATAGATGCTACTAAAATAGCTGATGGCTCAGTAACAAGTACAGAGTTTCAATATATCAATACACTTTCATCTAACGCACAAACCCAAATAAGTGCAAAATTAAATTCAGCTTTACCTAATGATGCTTGGATTAGTTCCGCTGATGGCAGGAATAGACTTTATTTTACTTCAAACGCTAATACTGTAATGAAGTTTGATACTCAATGGCGAGTTGATAATAATGCTGGCACTACTATGTTGAGTTGTGATACTAGCGGTAATTTTACAGCTACAGGTAATGTAGGTGCATATTCTGATATGGCGCTGAAAGAAGACATTTACCAAATAGAAAACGCTTTAGAAAAAGTAAATCAATTAAGAGGCGTTCACTTTACTCGTAAATCAAACAGCTCAAAAGAAATAGGAGTAGTAGCTAACGAAGTAGAGAAAGTGGTGCCAGAGCTAGTAGATGAACATGAAGACAAAGAGTTAGGCACAGTAAAAACTATGAAATACGCTAATACAGTAGGACTACTTATAGAAGCAGTTAAAGATTTAAGTAAACAAGTAGAAGAACTGAAAAATGACTCTAGCAACTAGCGGTAACTTAACTTTAAATCAAATACACATAGAAGCTGGAGGCTCCTCTGGTTCAGCATGCACAATAAACGATACTGATATTAGAGGCCTACAAGCAGGTGCTGGACAAACTATAAATTCTAGTTCAGGCACTGCTATTGAAATAGGAGATTTTTATGGGGCTACTAATGATCCAAGAACTAGTTTAACAGGCTCTCCAAGTTTAACTGGTACTCTAACAGTCGCAGAGAAATATTCTGTAATTTATATTGTTAACAGTCAATATACCACTAGACATAACGGTTATGTAAATTCAAATATAAATTTAGGAACAGATAGTGTAGGAAATAATGTTCAACCTATGGGTGCTTGGCTAAATAACTCTACTTGGATGGGAGCAACTGTAGCAGGATTTTATTCTAGCTATTCAAGTGCTGCATTTTTTGGCGGTGTTCCCACTGCCGTAACCTATACTTTTGCTTTAGATAATGCAGTTTATAATTCTGGTTGGACTTCTATTTCTCTATATCATCCTTACAGTAATTATAGTAATCCTTATGTATTTACAAGAGCTTCTGCAAATTATTCTTATTATACAGGCAGGACTATTTGGACTTGGACTTTAAACACGTACACTCCTTACAATGCCTCAGCTGGTCCTGAAAATTTAATATTGGGTTCTCCTAGAGTTAACTCGTATCAAAGTACAGATTATCAAACATTAACAATTGCATGATATATTAAGGATATGGAAACTTTATTATGGATAATATTTGTATTAGTAGTTGGTAAAGCTTTATTAAAAGCTGTAGCTCCTTATGCAAATAAAACTTTAGACGATAAATTAAAAGGGTATTGGGAAGATTTAAAAAGTTATTTTTAATTTAGATTGCAGTGGACGATCTAGTTAAAATAATTAACGAAGTAGGATTTCCAATAGCAGCAACTTTAGGTTTAGGATTTTTTCTTTGGAAACTTTTAAACAAAATCATTAATGGCATGGAACAAAAAATAGATGTAGTTGATGACAAGATAAATGAAAGCATGGCAGCTATGGAAAAAAGACTAGATTCTAAATTAGACTCGCAAACGGGTATATTAATTCAGCTAATAGACAGAGTTAGATCTGTAGATAATGAAATAATACGACAAGATGTTTTATTAAAAACTTTGTTAAATGCGCCAGAGCTTATAGAGCCTGATAAATTATCTAAATCCGAAAGAGATGACAAACGTAAAGATTGATATAAAATGTAACGAAATATAAAAAAACATGGCAAGAACTACAGTAACAGAAATAGATAAAAGACTTAGCTCACATGAAGCAGCTTGTGAACAAAGATGGAGAGAAAATTACAGACGTTTAGATGCTATTGAACAAGGCATTACTTCAATAAACAAAAGTATAAGGAACAGTTTAATTTTTACCGTAACGGTATTTTTAAGTGTTACAGCTTACTTAGCGCAACAAACTCTTTTTTAACAAGGTAGGTATTTAGTATGCCTTACAATAAGATTTTATTTAAACCCGGAATAGATAAAGAAGGGACCAGTCTTACCGCAGAGAATGGTTGGTTTGATGGTAATCTAGTTAGGTTTAGAAAAGGTCTTCCAGAAAAAATAGGAGGTTGGGCAAAAAATTCTAGTTCTACTTTATTAGGAACTCCTAGAGCCTTACACGATTGGATAAAATTAGATGGTACAGATCTTTTAGGCCTTGGTACTACTTTTAAATATTACATAAAAGAGGGATCTAATTTTAACGATATTACTCCTCTTAGGGAAACAACCTCTGCTGGCGATGCAACATTTGCTAAAGTTGGAAATAGCGACGCTACGATAACAGTTACTGAAAATGGACATGGAGCTTCAATTAATGATTTTGTAACCTTTAGTGGAGCTGCAAGTTTAGGGGGTAATATAACAGCAACTGTATTAAATCAAGAATATCAAATTGCTAGTATTGTTGATGGTAATAGTTATACCATTGAAGCAAAAGATACTAGCGGCAACTCTGTTTTAGCCAATTCTTCTGATAGCGGAAATGGTGGTGGTAGCACAGTAGCAGCTTATCAATTAAATGTTGGATTAGATTCTTTTGTAGCTTCTACTGGTTGGGGTGCTGGAACTTGGAGTTCTAGTGGTTGGGGTTCTTCTACTCCTTTAGCAGCCAACAATACATTAAGAATATGGACTCATGATAATTTTGGCGAAGACTTAATAATAAATCCTAGAGCAGGTTCTTTATTTAGATGGGACGCTACCAATGGATTAACAACTAGAGCAGTAGAATTACAAAATATATCTGGAGCTAATTTAGTTCCGACTCGTTGTTTGCAAGTACTAACTTCTGATATTGATAGGCATTTAATTGTTTTAGGTTCTGATACTTTAAATGCAAATGGTACCGCAAGAACTGGCGTAATAGATCCATTATTAATATCTTTTTCTGATCAAGAAAATTTATTGGAGTTTGAATCTAAAGCTACTAATACAGCTGGTTCAATAAGAATATCCTCTGGATCTTTAATAGTAGGGGCATTAAAAGCTAGGCAAGAAACTTTAATCTGGACTGATGTTTCAATGCACTCGCTACAATTTATTGGCGCTCCGTTTACTTTTGGAGTTAATTTAATTAGTGAGAGTGTTGGTTTGATTGGGCCAAAAGCAGCAATAAATGCAGACAACGGAGCTTATTGGATGGCAGCAGATGGATTTTATTTCTACAACGGTTCTGTTCAAAGATTGCCTTGTTCTGTTTTAAATCATGTTTATGATGATATGAACTTAAATGAAGTTTACAAAAACTTTGCTTTTACTAATAGAGAATTTAATGAAGTAGGCTGGTTTTATTGTTCTAGTTCATCTACTGAACCAGATAAATATGTAGTCTTTAATTACTTAGAACAGGTATGGAGCATAGGAGAATTAGCAAGATCCTCTTGGATTGATAGAGGTATATTTCAATACCCTATGGCAATTGGAAAAGATAGTAATTCTTTTTACTTATACGATCACGAAAATGGTAATGATGCTGATGGCTCGCCAATGGATAATGTTTTTATAGAGTCAGGAGATTTTGATTTAGAAGATGGCGATAAATTTATTTCAGTTAGAGAAATAATTCCAGATATAAGATTTACCGGGAGCAATGGTAACGCAGCATTAAATGTTGTTTTAAAAACCAGAGACTTCCCAAATGATACACCGACAACAAAAGTTACCTCATCAATCACTAACACAACAAAAAAAATAGATACTAGAGCAAGAGCTCGACAAGCGATTTATAGAATAGAGTCTGACGATGACAACGATGTGTCGGTAAGAAACGGTATGGAGTTTAGATTAGGAGCAACTAGATTTAATTTTAGAGAAGACGGAAGAAGATAATGGCCAAGATACTAGAAACTAGATTGCCTTTAGCTGGGTTAGAAATAACGCCAGAAGTATTTAATAGATTAGTCAGAATATTAGAAATAAATCTGCAAAAGGTAGACTTAAATGCTACGCCTATAACAAACGAACAAAGAAAATTAATAGATAATTTTAATCCAGGAGATTTAGTATTTAATACTGATACTAATCTTTTAGAATTTTTTGATGGTTCAGGTTTTAAAGATATTACAAGTACATCAAAAACTTCTTTACAAGCAAATGCTTCTTTAGGAGAAGTAACTGTTAATGAAGAAGGATCAATATCAATAAAGGTGAGTATATAAAATGAGTAAATGGGATAGCGATACTAAATTAAGTAAAAATTTTAAACTAAAAGAGTTTGAAAAAAGTTTTGTAGCAAAGAGAAAAAATATAGATAATTGTGTTCATGATGAAGAAACTTTTAAAAACCTTGAACGACTATGTAAAAACATCGTTCAACCAATTAGGAATCATTTCAAAATTCCTTTTAGCCCTAATAGTGCTTATCGCAGTATCACTCTTAACAGATACATTGGCTCTTCTGATACTAGTCAGCATGTATTAGGTCAGGCAGTAGATTTAGAAATACCTAGGGTAAACAATCAAGATCTTTTTGATTATGTAAAAAATCAATTAAATTTCGACCAAGTAATTTTAGAATACTATGATGGTGTAAATCCAAGCAGTGGCTGGGTCCATATATCTTATGTATCAGACAAAGATAATAGGAACAGAGCCATGACTTTCGATGGTAGCCATTATAGAATAGTAGAGGATTAAGTATTATGATTGAATCACTAGTAAAGCCAGTAAGCAATTTAATTGGTAAATTTGTTAAAGATAAAGATTTACAAGCACAATTAGACCATGAGCTATCGACTTTATTTCATAAAGCTAATCTAGCTCAGATAGAAGTAAATAAGATAGAAGCTCAAGGTAAGCCCTTTCAAAGAAACTGGCGACCTTCTGTTGGCTGGATATGCAGCTTTGCATTAGGTTATCATTTTATACTATCTCCTATAATTGAGGTTATAATAAAAGTTTCTGGCTTACAAATAGATATGCCAGAGTTTGATTTTTCGCAGTTATCTGCGATTCTCATGGCACTTCTAGGAATGTCTGGGCTTAGGTCATACGATAAAATGAAAAAAACTGACACTAAAAAATGAAAAATATAAATAAAAATCAACAAGGTTTAAAATCATTAGCATCTGAAAGACCAGATGTAGTTAGAAAAATGGGCTATGATCCAGAAAGTTTTTACGCTGGCGGTTTAGCTATGTTGGCAGATGGTGGAGGAGTTGATCTTGCTGGATTATCAGATCTTTTTGGAGGCATGGCTAAAGAAGAAACTACAGCTTTCAATGCCGTCATGGGAGATGCTGTACCTGCAGCTAAGGCAAGCGTAACAAGAGTTGGTGGTTCTATGGGTCCAGATGACGCTATTGAAGAATACAAAAAAAGACAAGCGATAGAAGAAATAGAAGACCAAAAAGAAGATGAAGAGATAGCTGAAATGTTTATGGGCGGCATCATGGATTTTGCTAAAGATATGGGCAGCGGCATGATGGCTGGTTTAAGAGCACCAGTAGATTATGCTAAAGACAGAGTCGGCGCAGCTAAAGAATATTTCTCTCCATCATCTCCGGGCGTAGAACTAACTGAAGGAGCAGAAAAAGGTATAAAAGAAATTGTAGAAGACGCTACAGGCAAAGATGCTGAAGATCTTACAGAAGAAGAAAAGGCAGAGGTTTTAGCTGACCAGTCAATGGACAAAAAAGAAAAGAAAAAAGCAACT